AGCCAACGAGGTAAGGATGAAAATCTCAGAACAAAAACTACGAAAGATGATTCGTGAGCAGCACCAAAATTATGATTATGATGATCCACTCGGTGGTTCTGGTCGTGATTATGAAGACGATGAACGAGACAGTGTCAGTCCAGATGATGTTATTGAACTTAGGTATGCTCTTCGTACAGCGATCGATGGACCACGAATGTCGCTAGGAATCAACGTCGGTGCCTTTGCATATGCATTGGAGCGAGAAGGGTTTTCTACGCATGATATCGCTGATGCTTTTAATGATTATGATCCTAGCAGCTCGGATCTACCTGCTGTTTCTTGATTTACAAGTTTCCTAAATGACATACGTTTCCTAATGTGGAAACCGACCTAATTTAGGAAACAAACTCGGATGTAGCTCACGCTGGTAGAGCACCTGTTTGCCAAACAGGAGGCAGAGGGATCGTCGCCCTCCATTCGCTCCATGTCTCGGAAGCTCAACTGGAAGGGCACCTGGTTTCGGCCCAGGAGGGTGTGGGTTCGAATCCCACCCGGGACTCCATAAAATAGGTGATGAAATGAAGATTACAGAACAAGCCCTCCGAAAATTGATTCGAAAAGCAACAGGCGGCCGGTATGGAATGGATCCTGAGTGGCGCCCAAATTCTGCATGGCCTGGTCCGGATCTTTATTATGCCAACGCAACAGACGGTGCATACATGACAGCCGACGGCGTAAAGTGGTTTAGAAAAGACAAACAAACTTCGCCTGCCAGTCCGAAACAAAATGAAATGTTGAGCGCGTGGTTGACAAAGCTTGGCATGAGTATGGATGACGTGCCGGGTTTCCGGACAACCGTCGTTAGCCTAGACGAATAAACACATCGCCTGTATAGTTTAGTGGCAGAATCCTAACTTGGTAGGTTAGTGACGCAAGTTCGAGTCTTGCTGCGGGCACCATGAAAAGCCACAAAGAAAGATTAACAATCAGCGTCGATGGGAATCCGGAACAACTCTTCTTCGGTGCCCGCGGCGTTTTGTTAGCAAAAGGGTATTCAAGGATCGTGATTGGCGATCGTGGCCCATACGTTGAATTCGAGCTCGATAAACTAAAACTCGACGTTTTTGATGTCCCAAGCAACCAAGCTTGGCGCCAGAGCAGTGATCGCAGCTATTACATCGAATTGCGCTCTACATGTACAGCAAATATTAAGTGCTACATTCAACAGAAGACAGTTGATTACGCTGATTATAAGGTCGGGATGGCATACATTTCGCCATTCGATCTGTTAGACATTGACGGAAACCCGTTCATCAAATTACTCAAAAAATAACCAACAAAGGTGTCATAAAAAGTGAACACCACAGTCCAAAGTGTTAATATATCTACATCAACAAGGCGCATGTTCGCGCGAAATAAGGGGTGAGAAATGGTAGCAGAATTTGAGGCACGACGTCATACGTCAAACGAATTGGTCCTTCCAGAAGGGGAGTTTGCATACACACGTGACACGACAAGTGGTGTCACAAAGGTTCGATGTGGTCCGGCAGTCGTCAATGCGCAAGCGCAGGACGAACCGGTTGTTTTTGATGTCGACACCGGTCGATTCAAAACAGTTGAATTGCAACGCGCTGCACAGGTCAACGTTGTAGTTCCAGCCGGAAGTTATTACGTTATGCGTAATCCGGCTGAAAATGGTACGCAGCCTGAATCGGGAACGACAGGAGTTGCTCGCGGGCTTCACATCGGAGAGCGTGTTCACACACCAGGTCCCGGCTCTTTTGCCTTGTGGCCACGTCAGTATGGAGAGGTGATCCAAGGTCACCAGCTTCGTTCGAACCAGTACTTGCTCGTTCGAGTGTACGATGAAAAGGCGGCGAAAGCCAACTGGAAGTCTGCAGTCATTCAGCGCGCTGTTGTAAACGGTTCGGCATCTTCTGAGGATACTGATAAGACAGGAATCGTTGCAGCTGACAATATTCCTTCCGATTTGTCGGTTGGTCGCTTGCTTACCATTCGTGGTACTGAGGTGAGCTTCTACATTCCGCCAACTGGCATCGAGGTTCTCCGTCACTCAGGTGGTGAGTACGTCCGTGACGCGCTGACACTCGAGCGTCTGCAATACTGCATCTTGATTGATGAGAGTGGTAATAAGCGCTACAAGCGTGGACCAGATGTTGTGTTCCCGTTGCCAACAGAGCGATTCCACACAAACGAACGTGATGAACGTCAGTTCCGCCCAGTCGAGCTTAACAGCAAGATTCAAGGAATTCACATCAAGGTCATCGCTGAGTACGAGGACGTCAACGGCGATCATGGTACAAAAGGAACAGTCTACAAGGAAGGAGATGAGCTCTTCATCACCGGCCAGACGACTCCAATTTACTTCCCATGTGAGCAGCACAGCGCTGTCAAGTATGATGGTAAGACCAAGCACTTCGCTACGGCGATTCCTGCGGGCGATGGTCGATACTTGCTTGACCGTCACTCTGGAGCTATCAAGGTTCTGAATGGTGGCGAGGAAGGCAAGATGCACATGCCTGACCCACGTAAGTTCGTCTTCGTACGTCGAGCTTTGGCGCCTGCCGAGTGCAAGCTGATGTACCCAGGAAATGACGAGGTACGTGAGTACAACGCCAGCCTGCAAAGCATGCAACTGAATACCCCAACGACCCGTAGCAATATGGTCTCTGAGGGTGAAATCGGTCGTTCCAAGAAGTTCCGCAAGCGTTCTCGTAGTGCTGATGCGCTTCAGGTTGGCGATGCATACTTCGCTGACGTGATGAAGGCAGGGAACCACTCCTCAGCCGAGATGGGAGGTGACGAGTTCTCTCGAGCTGCAACATACACTGAGCCTCGTACTGTCACCCTCGGTGGCAAGAAGTTCGCAGGCGTTCCAAAAATCAACATTTGGACAGGATATGCCATCATGGTTGTTGATACGGCAGGAAACCGTCGTGTCGAGCTTGGACCAAAGCGTGTCCTGCTTGGATTCAACGAGACCTTGGAGTCATTGCGACTCTCGACTGGTAAGCCAAAGAACACGCAGCGCGTGTTGAGCACGGCATATCTGCAGGTCAACCACAACAAGGTCAGCGACATCATCACAGCGGAAACGTCAGATGGTGTTGAGGTATCGACAAAGGTTGTGCTTCGTGTTGGCTTCGAAGGTGAGGATCCAACCAAGTGGTTCGATGTGCCTAACTACGTTAAGCTCTTGACTGACCATGTTCGTAGCGTGCTGAAGAGCGCAATCCGAACAGTCACGGTTGAAGAGTTCTTCACTCGCTCTGAGGACTTCGTTCGCGATGCGCTTCTAGGCGTGAAGGGTGAAGACGGTGCCGATCGTAAGGGAATGGCATTCGCTGAGAATGGTATGCGGGTTTACGATGTCGAGGTGCTGAATGCTACCGTTGGAGACGTCACGATTCAGAACCTGTTGAAGGTCGCCCAGCACGAAGTTGTGGAGAATAACATCTCCTTGGCTCGGTCGAAGCGTCGCCTCGTTGTGACACAGAAGACTGAGGATATTCGTCGTCAGGCAGCTGATGAAACAGATAAGACAGCAGCACATGCTGCTGGGCTTGGTATCCTGGCCATCGAGCGAGAACTTGAGTCACGTCTTGCTAGCCTCAATGCTGACATTGAGAACGCAAAGGTCGAACTGCAAAGTTGCGAAGCGACAAATGAAATCAGCTTGCAGAATACGCAAGCTGAGGCGGACCGTAAGAACGTCCTTTATGAGATTGCGCTTGTCAACAAAAAGGAGCTGCAGGATCTCGATGTTGCGCTGCTTAAGGAGCAGACCGCTGCAAATGTTGAGCGGTTGAAGGCTGTTGAAGCTGGGTTCTCTGAGTCGCTACTGGCACTCGGTAACCAGGATACGTTGGTCAAGGTCGCTGAGGCGATGTCTATCCAGCAAATTCTGGGTGGTAAGGACCTGCCTGAAGTTGTCCAGAACGTGTTTGCAGGAACACCGTTGGAGAAAGTCATGGATGCAGTGCTTGAAAACACAGCCCGTGGCAATCGCCGTTAACAAACATAGGGATATGTAACCAGACACTCGCCCGGTTGGTCCGAAAGGATTGGCCGGGCGTTTGCCTTTGGGGTTGATATTCGAAAGGTTCTAGTGAACACCTCAGCAAACTAGTGTACTATAGATATATCCTGTGCGTGGCAGGGAATAAACGCGGTACATTGCATCACGTTTCGATGTTCCGGCGCTTTAGCGTCACACAAATCTCGGTCTGTCTAAAGTAAAAGACCGGGTGGGCATGCCAGCCGACGAATAAATAGGGTTTCCAGGTGAACATGTGTGGCATTCGCACTAGTAACCGGTCTGCACGAGTAGCTAAATGGTTAAGGCACCTGATTTTCACTCAGGCGATTTGCCGGTTCGATCCCGGTCTCGTGTACCAAATGAGGATGTGATGAAGATATTCAGAGAGGTCGCCCCGGTTTTGTTGTTCTGTCTCGGTGCTATAGTCGGTGCCGGTGTGACTGGCAAACCTGAAGGTGCTCTCGTTGGTATTATTATCGCATTATTTGTCATTGTCATAAGTGGAGGTAAACTGTGAAAAATGTGGAGTTTGTTGAAAAAGTGTTGCGGATGTTTTCTGCCGATCATGGCATCTTCTTCAAGACAAAGGAAGGCGGCGGGAAGGCTGAACATGAGCAAGAACTTCTTCATTGGTCATTCAAGGATGACGAGATTGCGTTTTGGATTCTTTGTTCTGACACGTTTATGTGGGGATGTGCTGATGCTGAAGACCTGACACCGGAAAACTTTCATGTTTTAGAAAAGGCAGCTGATTTCATTGCCTCGATTCCTAATGAAACACCTGGCTTGCGACCGTTGGACGTTTACATGATCACGATTTTGTTCGCGTCATATATGCGAAAAATGAAACCAATGGAACCTCTTTTAAAAGGGATTAGTCCAGAGTTGCTTGCCGAGTTTGAACGCATCGACGCTGAGGGGGAAAGCTGATGAAGCTCGTAAACCTTAGGCACCTGATCACTAGCAAGCTCCACAAAAATGCCTATGTTTCATATTGGCTTTGGGTGCTTTTCGGCTTTGACAATGATTATGATATTACCCCCAACGCCGGCGTGATGCACGACTACAACAGCATCGTCCTGCGGATCGTGCTTGAGAAAACAGGCGTTGGGAGAGATCGTCTGTCATGGGACCACCAAAACAGGTTATTACTCGACGACCGGCGTATATGTCGAAGAGACTGGTTATTGCATCCCTTCGCCACTGACGGTATTTCATATGAAGGTGCCAGTTGGGAAGAATTTGCAACGCAGGACGGGCATTATTACGCTGCCTGGATACTTCATCCAACGAAGGCAGGAATTTCATAGGAAAACGCCCGCAGGAAGATATTTAGATGCATGAGAAGTACATACGAAAGCACAAAATATTTGGTTGAAGGTTTCCAACAGTCAACCAGCGGAAAACAATTACTAATTGAAAACATGAAATCAGTTCGGGATCTACCGGCACATTTTTCAATTCAAATCCAGCCGACACGTTTTGGACTAGGGGGTTTTCGGGTCTATCTTGTAAGCGAGGACGCCAACATTAAAGATGGCCCACTTGGTGAGGTGAGTGCAGCCCGACCAATGCCATCAGATTATGGGAAAGCCCTTGATGCATATGAAGTCACATATTCAGGGGCGCCGCAAGGCTGGGGACCGCTAATGTATGATATTGCCATGGAGGTCGCTTCATCCACCGGGTCAGGTATAATGTCTGACAGGAAGTCTGTTTCGGGTCAGGCCATGGGCATTTGGGAATATTATCTTGACAGTCGTGACGATGTTGAGAGTGTTCAGTTAGACAACATGTCGAATGAGCTGACGCCGACTGATGCCGACAACGCGCTACAATCATCGTCTGGAAAATGGAGCATCGACTGGGTTCACTCGCCACTCAGCAAAATGTATAAAACCAGACTGGGTGCCACACCGACGCTTGATGAGCTGCGACGATTGGGTAAGTTAGATGATTGGAGATAACATGAACGACATAAGAAAGTTCATAAGTGAGACACTGGCTGATTTTGCCGGCGAGCTGAAAGTGCAAAATCCAGGCTGGAAACGAGGTGGGACGTCATATTCACCTGAGAATTTGCCTTTAACATCACATCGTCGTGAAGTCAAGCGCTTATGGAATAAGTATGCAGACCATTCATTTTTCGGCGATAAAGATGCATTTGTTGTAACACATGAGCTAGGTAAATTCTCATCGAATCGTGCCCTGGATGCCTACTTTAAGCTATCAGCCATAGGAAACAACCCAGGGATTGATAGGCCAGGCAGGGATGAATTAAGTTGCGTAGGGTATGCCGCCGAGGGCGTAAAATATAATCCGCCTCCGAAGAATCCATATTTCACATTCAGGCAAAGGCGTGTGACATTTGTATCGCTGATTGATGTAGCATCAGAGTGGCTTTCAAAGGCTACACCCACCGACAAGAAGTTCTATAGAAATTCTGGATTGCCGAAACGGCCTACCGCTGATATGACACTTAGCAACTTCCTACTAAGCAAGGATGAAATGTGGAACACCCGTAACAAAAGTTTGTCACTACAATCCAGAGAGGTTATTGTTGGCAACTGGGTTGTCGATACTTATCATGGCCATGCCGATGAGAAAGGTTTCGCGTTAAAGTTGGGACTGAAGTTTGAGCTTATCGAAGGACAAAGATGAAAAGCCTACAAGCATTTGTGAAAAGAATATTATTGTCAGAGGACGTTGCATTCGGCGATGAGTGGCTGTCACCAAAGGTCGTTAACTTCCTGATTGACAAATACGCCGACTCGACTCCCGGCATGGGCAAACTGAAGTGGGACTATGGCAGGTTACGTGCTCGAACATGGGGGCAGTATTCAGCACACTGGAAAAAGCTGACTGTCAATAAATCGAACACGAAAAACATGTTCAAACAGCAGGTCAAAACAATCCTTCATGAAATCCAGCATTGGAATCAACATGTCGCCTATGCTAAGAAGCACCCGGGTGATGTAGAAGCGACGAGGGATGGCATCCAGGCCGTATGGAAAAGAAACAGGGCCCAATATGGGTATCGAGCATCCCCACATGAGGTTGATGCCAGGGCCATGGCTGACAAGAACATCGACGATGCCCTATCAAGAGCAGGACGACATGCATCAGGAAAGGTTGAAGTTGAAGACACGGATGATGCATGGGAAGAGATTCTTGATGTCCTGTCTGACTACGACGAAATCACACGTAAGGAAATCGGCGAAGAATTAATGGACTTCGGAATGAACAACGCAAAGAACATGCAGCGTGCTATGAAGGATCTTCGAGAACTCGGCGTCGAGATAAAATAACATGAACCTTCGTAACTATGTCAAAGCTGTGCTGGTAGAGGGACAAGGCACTGAGTTCGCAAAATCAATTGTAGATCGCTATGGCATAAAGCTGTCATTAGGTGATCCGTCTTTTGGAAATGATAATGAACCTGACATCGCTGAATTGCATTCGATTATTGTACCGAAAGAAAAGAGAGGCGAAGGAACAGCAACAGCCGTCATGAATGAGGTAACTAATTGGGCTGATTCGCGAGGATATATTTTAGTTTTAGATCCGTCTCCTGATTTTGGTTCGTCTGTTTCAAGATTGAAGAAGTTTTATCATCGATTCGGGTTTGTTGCAAACAAAGGCCGCAAAAAAGATTACCGTTCACGAGCGACGATGATTCGTTATCCAAAGGAAAACCCATGAGTCTACTCCGTGAATACATACAGGCATCGTTGAATGAACGAAAGCTAAGGGTTTTCGATTTTGATGACACGTTGGCTGTCACAGATTCAATGATCATCTTGAATAAGGCGTCCGGGAAGACGGTAGAGCAAACCCCTGCCGAGTGGTCTGTTTATAAACCGCAACCTGGAGACGAATTCGATTACAGCCAATTTGGTGGTGCGTTGAAGAACCCACAGGCAATTAAAGGTCATATGAAAATTCTGCGCAGGGTTTTAGGTGCGGGCAGCCAAGGAAGACATATTGTGATTTTGACGGCACGCGGTGAAGCAGCGAGGATAGGAATATTCGACTTCCTAAAAGACATCGGGATTGATTCCAGCAAAATTGAGCTAGTTACCTTAGGCAATTCAGACCCACAAGTCAAAGCAGACTGGATCGAAGACAAAATAAACAACGGGCATGACGACATCTACTTTATAGATGACTCGGCAAAGAATATAAAAGCAGTCGCCGCCTTGGCTGACAAATATCCAGAAACGAAACTAAGGGCTCAATTAGTATGAAACTCCTCCGTGAATACATTGGAATGCTCCTCGAGCGTGCAGTCGGGCTTGATGACTTGGACGATGTCTACATCACCATCGATTCGTCAGCCGTGGATGAGTACGGGCTTCATATCTACTACAGCGATAAGTCAAAGAAGCCCATCGAGCACGGCGGCGTACCCCTTGGCGAGATGTACATCGACCCTCCGGCGTCGGTCGAAACAATGCATGACATCGCCGGCAACGTTTGGATGATAAACTTCGTCAGGACCTCGAAATCATGGGGCCCACTTCTATATGATGTTGCCATGGAATACGCCACAAGAGAGGGTGATGGGTTAATGGCAGACAGGGATCCAGTTTCAGATGACGCCCAAAAGGTGTGGGACCATTATCAGGATTACAGGCCAGACGTCACCGGCACGAATATCGATGAAGTTGGTGAATTCTCAGACTCGCCTGCCCTCGGTATGCGCTGGACAAAACCGGCGACAACATTGAAAAAACTAAAATCAATGAAGAAACTATTAGAAAAATAACGTGTAAAATTCATCCTGGTGTGGTATAATTCTTATGTAACCGGGGGTGATCATGAGCTACGGTGGACGACGCAAGGTAATCGGCCAGATTTCAATGAAAGATTTCGTTCGCGAAATTCACATTCAGCGTAGTAACCGCCGGCGGGTTGGGACTCATCCGAAGACAGTCTCAACTACACTTGGACCATACACAATCAATTGCTCATCACAGAAAATCAGGGCACTTTACAATCATTGCGATCCTAACGTCACGATGACAGGAGAGTCTGCAGTCAACCCGGTTGTATGTCACGGGTGTGGATATGTCGTAGAAACATGTGATTTCCGGCAGTCTGATAACCATGGACCTGATACTGTCACGGCATACTTTGGAAAAATGACAATCGACCACATCATCCCGAAATCGAAAGGCGGCTCTAAAAACGGGATCAGCAATATGTGGCTGATGTGTCGCAATTGTAACGGCAAGAAAGGCGATATGTTCGTCGCATCAAACATCGACACGCATGAACTTGAATACATCAAGGCAGCATAAGGAACGACATGGGATATCAGAAGATTCATAACCTCTACAAAGATCAAAACATCCTGCTTTTTAAGGAATGCTACGCCATGGAGAAAGTCCATGGCACATCGGCACACATCCGCTATACCAACAAGACACCGAAGAATAAGAACAACGCCGAGTTGCGATTCTTTTCTGGTGGGTCGAAGCATCAAGAGTTTACCGATCTGTTCTATGATCAAGGACTCATTGATATTTTCCATGAGCTTGGGCATACCGATGTCACTATTTTCGGTGAGGCGTATGGTGGTGCTCAACAGAAGATGTCTCACACGTATGGACCGAAACTGCTCTTCATCGCATTCGAGGTTCAGGTCGACAAAACATGGCTTACAGTCCCGGATGCCGAGGAATTCGTCCTGAAGTTTGGGCTTGAGTTCGTTCCATATGAGCGTATCCCAGCGAACCTCGCAGCTGTGACTGCTGAACGTGACAAACCGTCCCGGGTTGCCAAACGTCGTGGAATCGTTGAGGACAAAGTTGCCGAAGGTGTTGTGCTCCGTCCAATTCAAGAAGTTGAGACGCCGGCAGGAAAGCGCCTGATGGCAAAACACAAGACTGCCGAGTTTTCTGAGCGAGCCTCTAAGGGTGACACAATTTTGGATCCTGAAGCTAGGAAGAAACTTGGCGGAGCACAAGCAGTTGCTGAGGAATGGGTCACTGAAATGCGGTTGGAGCATGTTCTTGATAAGTTCCCGCAAGATGTAGGCTACGCTGACATGCAGAAAATCATTCCTGCAATGATCAATGATGTCATGGTTGAGGGTGAAGGTGAGTTTGAGCCTACCCGAGCAGTAAGGAAAGCGATTGGCGCAAGGGCAGCCAAACTATTCTCGATTCATTTGAGGACGAAATCTTGGGGAGACAAGTAATATGACACGATATGATCACAACGCATTCGCGTATGACACAATTTGCTTTGACGATGTACTGCTGGTTCCTCGGCACTCTTCGATTGATTCCCGCGATGGTATCATGATTGGTGCCGATCTACCTCGAGGGTTCGGGCACCTTTACCTCCCTGTCATTGCGGCACCAATGACAACGATTTGTGAACATGAGATGTGCAACGCCCTTTTCGACTGTGGCGGAATGGGAATCATTCATCGTTACAATACAATCGAAGAGCAGGCAGAAATTATCAAAAAGGTGACTGTTCCACTTTATGGTGTTGCCGTTGGCGCCACAGGTGACTTCCTCGATCGAACCGCATCGGCATACTGTCTTGGTGCACGCATTTTTCTAATTGACGTTGCCCACGGTCACCATGATAATGTCGCCCATACAATCGAAGAAATGCGTCACCAATTTGGGGATGACATTTTGATTATCGCCGGCAACGTAGCAACAGCCGCGGGCGCAGAATTCCTTGCGAAATGTGGAGCTGACATGGTTCGTGTCGGTATCGGTGGAGGAAGTGTCTGCACCACTCGTGTTGTAACCGGACACGGGTTGCCAACCCTTGAATCTGTTTGTCGTGTCAAAACATCTCGAAGTAACGTGCCTATCATTGCGGACGGTGGTATTCGAAACAGCGGTGATGCTGTGAAAGCCTTGGCTGCCGGTGCAAATTTTGTGATGCTTGGGTCTGTTCTCGCAGGAACAAATGAGTGTCCAAACGGTGGAACATGGAATGGTAAGATCGCGTATGAAGGTATGGCATCTAATGTTGCCCAACATCGTCGTAAGAAACCTGGTGATAAGGACCCACAATACATTGAGGGTGTCACCGCGCTGATCGACCCAAAAGGATCTGTCGCCAGTATAATGAAACCGTTCGCTGCATGGATTCGAAGTGGCCTGTCATACTCGGGAGCACGAACGGTGCCGGAGCTGTATGAGTGCCACGAGTTTGTGAAGGTTTCATCCGCAACACAGCAGGAAAACAAACCGCACGGAACATAATTTTGTACACCGCCACCGAGGCGGGTATAATTAGATCATGAGGACACGGGGTTCTCATCAATGCCGGGAGGCAAGCAGCAAAAACAATAATCGCGGTCGGGAGACTTAGGTCGGTTGTTGTCGTAGCAAGGAAGAGTGTATAAATGAGTGATAACAAAAAGCGTGAGATTGGAGTCGTGGTCGGGAGATTTCAGATTCCAGAGTTGCATGCGGGACACGTTGGTGTTCTGGATGAAGTGGCTGAGAACCACAACAAAGTGATCGTGTTCCTCGGGATTTGTCCCGGCTTGGGAGACAAAAGGAATCCGCTGGATTACGATCTACGAAAAAAGATGATTCAGGAAAAGTACCCTGAGATTATCGTTCTACCAATCTCAGACCAAGAGTTCGATAAGCCATGGTCTGTCACCTTAGACAAGAAGATTCGAGAAGTGTGTCCCGTTGGAGATGTTACCCTTTACGGTAGCCGAGACAGCTTCATGTTGCGATACCATGGCGTCTTCCCAACTGTTGAACTTGAGCAGAAGATTTACATCAGCGGAACCCAGGTTCGAGCCGAGGCAGCATTACGTGCCAATGGCTCAATCGACTTTCGACGAGGTGTTATCTACGGTTCGTTCAATCGTTACCCGACAGCATACGGCACAACCGACATGGCCGTCATCAACTACAAGACGAATGAAGTCTTGATGGGTCGGAAGTATGAAGGTGCCAAGCTACGTTTCCCTGGAGGCTTTTTGAAGCCCGGTGAAACCCATGAGCAAGGAGCTCGCCGAGAGTTCAATGAGGAAACCGGTGGCAACATTGAGGTGAGCAGGCCACTCACTTACATTGGTTCATTCGCCATCGACGATTGGCGTTACCGAAGTCGCCAGGACAAAATCACGACCGTGTTTTACACCGGTGAGTATTTGTGGGGACCAATTGAGGCGACCGACGATTTGTATGAAGTCGAATGGGTAAACCTTAACAAGCTTCGCTCATGTGATGAATTTGATGGCGTATGTGAAGAGCATATTCCTCTTTGTAAGGCGCTGATAAAGCATATTGTTGACAAGGCTATTGCTGACCAAATGACGAAGCAAGCCACATCGAAGAAAGAGGTGAAATAATGAGTCGCTACAACAAAAGCATTGATCCAAAAAACATTATCCTGATGACGGACTCATACAAGGTATCACATTCCAAGCAGTACCCCAAGGGGACTGAGACCGTTTACTCCTACTTTGAGAGTCGCGGTGGTGAATTCGACGACGTTGTCTTCGTGGGACTGCAGTATTTCTTGCAGGAGTACCTCGAGGGTCAGGTCGTGACACAAGCACGTATCGACGAGGCAGAGGAGTTCTTCCACCTGCACTTCGGTAATGATACGTGTTTCAACCGAGAAGGTTGGGAGCACATTCTCAATGAACATGGTGGGCGGTTGCCCGTCAGAATCAAAGCCGTGAAGGAAGGAACAGTTGTTCCGACCCATAACGTGATGTTGACGATTGAGAATACAGACCCGAAGTGCTGGTGGTTGACCAACTACCTCGAGACCTTGTTGGTTCAGGTTTGGTACCCATGCACTGTAGCAACGATTAGTCGCACCAGTCGATTGATTATCGAGCATGCCCTGGAGAAATCCGGTACGCCGGCTGACATTTACTTCAAGCTGCATGACTTCGGGTTCCGGGGTGTGTCGTCTGTCGAAACTGCAGGCATCGGCGGCTTTGGTCACCTTGTCAACTTCATGGGAACAGATACGGTGGCAGCCTTGGTGTTGGCCAGGAACCACTACAACACTCAAATGGCAGGGTTCAGTATCCCTGCCAGCGAGCACTCGACAATCACGTCGTGGGGGAAAGAAGGCGAGGTTGATGCATTTCGAAACATGCTCGAACAATATCCAACCGGACTGGTTGCATGCGTCTCAGATAGCTACGACATTTACAAAGCGTGCTCAGAACTGTGGGGGAAGGAACTGAAAGCAGAAATCCTTGCTCGAGATGGTACGTTGGTAGTCCGTCCGGACTCAGGAGACCCCCAGAGTGTCGTCCTGGAGTGCCTGGAACGACTTGGGAAGGCCTTTGGATTTACCACCAACGAGAAAGGTTACAAGGTCTTAAATCCACACGTGAGGGTCATCCAGGGTGATGGCGTCGACAGGTGGGTCATCGCTCAAATTCTTGATACAATCATGAATGCAGGCTGGAGCGCTGATAACATCGCATTCGGGTCAGGCGGAGCGTTGCTTCAGAAAATGAACCGTGACACCCAGAAGTTTGCATTCAAGTGCTCTTGGATTAGCGTTAATGGTGAAGGCCGAGACGTATTCAAGGATCCAATTGATGCGCCTGGTAAGCGTTCGAAGCCTGGACGACTGGCATTGGTAGCGATGCCGGGCGAGAGTGGAAATCAAATCATGACTGTTCCAGAGTCATCGGCATCAGATGCCAACCTCCTCGGCACGGTGTTTGAGGATGGAGAAGTGACACAGGATTACACGCTTGATGAAATCCGTAAGACAACGTGGGGTTAATATGAAAGGTACATTGATCAAAGTAATACTGTGGAGGTGCATATCAGTTTCCATTACGCTGTTGGTCATTTACCTAGTCACGGGCAACATCAAAGAGAGCACGGGAATGACAATGGTATTGCATGGAGTGCTTGCCACTTGTCATTTCCTGTTCGAGAGCGCATGGAAAAGGTTTTATGAAAATAAAAGCACCGAATTTTATCTTTAAGGTTGGGGATCTTGTCAATGCCCGGGAAGCTCGGCACGGATGGGAAGAAGTCGATCCCACGAATCATCTTGGGTTGATTACCTGGATATGTGATGAAAAAGATGTTGTCGGCATCAAATTTGCAGATTGCAGTGCTACCAGAATGGCTGATGAATGCATCCTCATTCAACGTACCAAGTGAACACCGCAACCTCTTTTCATAGAATAAATACATGAGTTATGTGAACCTAGAAATCGCATCAATCTTTGGTCAACCACCGAAGACGTATAATGGCCAGCCGGTCAAGTTCCAAGGGTCGTTCAACGAGAACGAGCTCCCAAAGGATTTACTTCCGGGCGTGTACTTTCTATACCCTGGTAACCTAGGATATGTCTACATTGATGAGCTCGGTGTTCAACGAGACAGATACTTCGATAAAGCCTGGCTACCATATGAATTGTCTGAAACTCCTTGCACCAAAAACTACGAAAAAATAATGGATGGAAATGAATAGTTTATTGATTTTAGCGATTTATCTGGACGTCAGCACAGTTTGTGATGGAGCAGAAAAGGCTGCATATATTGAAAACGCTAATGAGTATTTCAAACATCAGGCCGGCCTGACACATCGTCGAACCAGCAAAACCGAGGCTGAAATCATCACATTCATGATTCCGGTGAAAACCGAGACACGAATTGAATGTGTTTATCCCGTTTTTGCAACCGATGAAAAGCTCGAGGAAATGCTGGCACGCAGTGTTCAGGCTTTCAAGGATGTACTAGAAAATGACTGACATTTCGAACCTGGGTATCCTTGAACTCAAAGAACTCATTGAGGCCGCCAAAAAGCGAATTATTGTGGTTCAAGACGAATCTGCCTTGTTCAGCACGAAGGACTTCTCCATTCGTCCGTGCCCAGAACATCAAGCGCTTCTGAATGTGTATCGATTTTTTCAATACGAGAAAATGTGGACATGGAGCCACAGCATCCAAAACAACAAAAAAGCATTTGATGAAAAAATTCAATGGATCAAAGACACAGAGCGGGAATGGGATGACTATGATTACTATCTCAAGATCGCCCTGAAGGCATACGATCAGATATTTGAATACGGCGCGCCACATGACAAGGACATCATTGACGAGAACACAGATTGGGGTGTGCATAATAGCACCGAAATGTACGAACATATCCTATATTTCTGCAAACTCAACAACATCAAGATTGCACCAATGCGTAAACCAAAAGGGCTGGAGTAATGAAAACAAAATTTGAAGATGCTATGCGGGCAATTGCACTTGAGGCCGGTATTGATCGTGGACGTCTGAGGTTGTCACCTATCATGCTTGACGAAGCGACATTCAAAGGGTATAGGAAACTGTACATCGATGGTCGTAAAGTCGATTTTCATTGGGACACTGAGAAGCTGATGGATGACGCTGCGATTCTTGGCATCAAAAAAGTCGAAGATATGCTGACCGGCGAGATTGCAAAGATTATCGGTGAAATGATTAATGAGTAGCATAAAAACAATCAGAACATATGCACCCATGCTGGACAGACGAGACCTTTTGTGGGTTTGTAGTCTTGTCGATGATGTTCCAATATTCACAGACATTCAATCTGGGCTTGAGAGGGATGTCGGCAGCTATTCAAACCCGGGATTCATCTCCCGGACCCGCGGAAATATAAGGCTTGGCGAAATTGTTTACGTAAAGCCGGATGACCCAAATTATATGCAAGAGCTATATGACCATACTACATTGTCATATCCGATATTTGAAGTGGAGGTTGAGTATGTTGAAGACTAGTGACGAAACTGTAGAAAAGTGGCGCAAAACAGGACTGCTGCAGGACTTGGATGAAGAAAGGGAGTACAAGGTTGCTCAGCTTTTAGAAAATCAGGCAAAGTATCTTTTAGAGATATACAATAACAAGCCCGACCTAATAGTTGCTAAGGACGTAAAAAAAGAACTTAGCCCAGCAAACATCGACATTGCATTTCCTGTTGTCGCCAGGCTTTTTAGGGATCTTGATTTAGACTGGGATGTTATACAGCTCCCAGCAGGTCTTCCAGGTACCGGTGATCCTGTTGTTGCCAAGACTCATACACTTTCGTCAACAGTCCGCTCAATATCTGATGAAGAAATTGGATCAACTGATGTTGGAAGCCGTATGGCAGCAGAAATCGAGCTTATTTCGTGTATTGTTGATCTAGTACGAGCAGAACTTACAGAAAAGTGGAAGAACAAAAAGGTGTGGGTCTATAAACCGCTCATCTTTTCACGGATTGGCGAGACAAACGAGTACAATATCATCATGCGTTATGGTGAACGAGACAAGGCTTAGGAGCTCATAAATGTTGACAGCAGATGTTGTTGTAGATTGCCAATACGGCGATTGCGGTAAAGGAAAGGTTGTTCATTCACTGGCGAAGGAGGGAAATTATACCCACATCATGCGATTCAGTGGTGGCGCAAACGCCGGCCACACAATTTACCATGAAGGAAAGAAGTTCGTCACCCATTTGGTTCCGGCCGGTGTGTTCCATGGACTGAAATCGATCGTTGGACGAGGATGCGTCGTTGATGTTGACAAGCTTATGAATGAGATCGATGAGCTGACTGAAGCCGGGCTGAACATGAAAGATCTGCTCCAGGTTTCAGGTGCAGCGCATCTCGTTCTTCCGCAACATATTGAGGAGGAGGTCGGTGAATCAAGAATTGGCACAACCAAGACCGGCAATGGTCCTGCTTATCGTGACAAGGTCTCCCGTGTTGGAACTCATGCTTGGCGTGATATTCGATTGGCGCCTTTTATCGTCGATGAGTATGATGAACTTCACGTGCAAGAGGCTGATGTCAATGTTCTGATGGAAGGTGCCCAAGGCTTCTATCTAGACGTCGATTGGGGAGACTACCCGTATGTCACATCGGCAACATGTACAACCGCAGGCGCTGTCATGGCAGGAATCCCACCGCAAGCCATTCAAAAGGTGTATGGCGTCGCCAAACCATACGTGACTTATGTTGGTGCCAAGAATTTCCAAGGCAAAGATCCAGCGCTGCTTGAATTGCAAAAGGTCGGGAGCGAGTTTGGGGCGACAACGGGACGACCACGTCAAACGAATTGGCTGGACGTCGACATGCTTATCAAGGCGGTCAACGTAAACGGTGTCAATACGCTGATTATGAATAAGAGCGATGTCTTCGAGGAGGTCGGTGTGTTTAGCCTTTACAAGGACGGGCAGCTCATTACCGTGATTAAGGATTTCCACACTTTCAAGTTCGTTGTTGGTGAGTTTTTGCGCCAATCCTGCGCTGCGTCATTGAAAGAGGTTATCTGGTCAGTATCGCCTTACGAGATTTAATTCAAAAAAGGTGCAAAAATTAGTGAACACCTTTACGAATAGTGTTATAGTCTTATCATGGAAACGAACAAAGGACAAAACGAATAAAAATAACGACGGGTGGCGTAGATATCGGTTACTTCATTTTAGAAAAACCCACCGGTATTGCTTAATCCCCCGTCACATACGAAACTTTATAGGTAGCGTAGATAACAGTTACTTCACTATTAATGAGATGTGGTTCGACTCCACCGGTTGCGTAAGTAACTGCCGCGGACAGGCCGTGGAACACTTCTGTTATTGACTAATCTCCTATTCTAACTCTGTAGGTGGCGTAGATATCGGTTACTTCACAACTAAAATGTAAAAAAACACCGCTATTGCTCAATCCCCTACAACTTTCGAGGAATCTATCATGAAAATCAACAACAAAATCAAGGCATCAACTGCAAACCGTACAGCAAACGGGGCACCAGCGTATCGCTTGGATGACGTCCGCGCATTGCGTAGGTCGGTCATGTCGTGCCTGCTTTGGGAAAAAGAGTTCTACGAGGATGGCGAGACCATTGCCAATCGTATTTACTCGTTGGCATTGAAGGTTCCGCCACGGGTTCTTGCCGAACTGGCAATCGAGACTCGTACAGTTGCTAACCTCCGTCATGCGCCGTTGGCACTCCTATCAGCATTGGTGAAGACTGGTGCAGGAACATCATTACCGTCGGAGACGATTGCAATAACCTTGCAGCGTGCTGATGAGCTCACCGAATTCTTGGCAGTCCATGCGAAGTTGAATGGTGTGGACAACAGCAAAATCAAGTCTGTCCTCTCGGCGCAAGCTAAGAAAGGACTCGCAAAGGCATTCACGAAGTTCAACGCGTACAACTTGGCGAAGTACGATCGTGCTGGAGAAATCAAGCTACGTGACGTATTGTTCTTGTGCCACGCGAAACCAAAGGACGCCGACCAGGCTAAGGTATGGGATCAGCTCGTAAATGGTAACCTAGCAGCACCAGACACCTGGGAAGTTGGGTTGTCGGCAGGCGAGGATAAATGCCAGACATTCACACGATTGCTAAAGACAGGGAAGCTAGGATACATGGCATTGCTACGTAACCTGCGGAACATGTCTGACGCAGGAGTTGACCGTAAGCTGATCCGAAAGGCATTGGCGAACGACGTTGCCGCAAAGCGTGTGTTACCGTTCAGGTATGTTGCTGCAATGCGGGCATGCCCGGAGCTGGAGTCATCAATCAACAAGGCATTGCTACGTTCAATCAAACGAATGAAGAAGTTGAAAGGCTTGACAGTTGTATTGGTTGACCACTCAGGCTCGATGACGAGCAAGCTGTCTGAACGTTCAGATATGACTCGATTCGATGCCGCGGCGACGTTGGCAGCGATCGTTCCAGGTCAGGACATTCGAACATTCTCGTTCACGACTGATTGCGTCGAGGTCCCTACACGAAAAGGAATGGCTGGTATCCAGGCGATTTCGAACGCTCAGCAATGGGGATGCACGAACCTAGGTTACGCAATCAAGCACGTTGAGCAGCGGGTTCCAGGAATGGATAGGTTGATCGTCATTACTGATGAACAGTCAACTGACATTGTCGGCCCGCCACCATGCGATAAGGCCTACATGATTAACGTTGCTTCCAACAGGAACGGCGTCGGTTATGGAAAGTGGACACACATCGACGGGTTCTCTGAAAACGTCATCAAGTTCATTCGTGAGTTTGAAAACGTCGACAAGTAGCAGATAAATGACCAAGTCATCCATTTCAAAATTTGAGGCGGGTGACTTGGTTTCTATCACCTACCTATCTAACAAGGATGGGGGCGACATTCCTCGACTAGTCACAAAGGTTAATCCGCCCGATGCATCAATCGAAGGCGTTAAAACGACAACACAAAACTGGTCTTGGACATCGTACAGTCTTGCTCCGTGGCACTTAAACAACCGTCGTGAATACGAAACAAATCTAAAATTAGTGCTTGCTAAGAACCCAGGACGTGTAAGATGTCTCTAGATGTGGTATAATTCTAATGTAACCACGATGGAGAGCTTTCTCTTCAATACTTATTCGTAACAAAGGATAAACATGAAAATCACAGAGAACAAGCTGCGACAGGTGGTGAAAAAAGTGCTGACGGAGTCATATGATGTTCGATATAATCGAACTGCACCAATCGAAATTGATTGGGACACCAGCCGACTGATCGGCGAGTGTGTTTCTTTCATCGGCCAAGATTCACGAACCTCTGAGGTTTTTAAGGTGTGGTTTCACCCAAATGATGACACTGTCACGATCGAATTGACTGAACGTGGTGCCCAAGGCGGTTATGATGGAATGGGCGGTTCAACACCGCCGACTGTGACCGGCCTTTGGACCTCAGAACCAGGTGTCAAGGGAACAGTCGTGGCGAGGAACCTGCGCGGTATGATTGCTCAGCTTGGTGACATCACACGCGGTTGGGGAAAGCCCGCGAAAAACTTCAAATGGCATACCGGTTATGGTGAGCGCCCTTTGATGGGAATGAGTGCAAAGGTCGTTTCAGAACGACTTGCAGCGCATCGACGATAGAAAACAATTTAAGCAAAGGATAATTTATGAGTACGAAGCTGGATACTAGGTCTGACATTTACTGTGACATGGACGGAGTGATCGTTGATTTTGTATCGACGGCCGTCGCTGATGTAAACAAGTTCTTGGATAACGCCTCGAGTGTTGAGAAGGATTTCCTAAGTGTCGGACAGGCACGAGCGTACCGAAGGGTGCTAAAGGAGCTGGGCTCGGACTGGCGGGCAGCGACTGAGGCTGACCTACAGTTCAAGTCAATCCGTAACCTGTCGTTCTTCCTGATTGGTCGTGACGCTGGTGCGTGGTTCGGTAAACTTGGGAAGCAAGCTGACGGTGTTGAGCTGCTTTGGCCCTTTCTCACGTCACGAGATCGTACTGTTCGACTGCTGACTGCCGGTGTTTCGACACGTGGCGGGTTGACTGCAGAGGAAGGTAAGATTTCCTGGGCAAAGGCAAACCTGAAACCTGCAGCCAAGAAGCTGATTTGCACAAGGGCTGCTGAAAAGCAGGATTACGCCGTGACTGACGGTGTACCGAATGTTCTTATCGATGATAAGGCTCGAACAATCAAGGAGTGGAACGAGGCAGGAGGAATTGGAATCCTGCACGTGACGGGACGAAGTGGTGACACAATCACTCGCCTGAAGAAGCTGGGTCTGTAATCTCTTCGGCTAGACCTTGATTGATGAGGTCTGTTATGTTTGCGATGACTTCATAATCGTCTGCAATACCATGACCGAATATCACCTCAGCACCCGGTAGGATTTTGTAGGACACGAAGTGCTGGCGATCATAATAGTTTGATGAAGGCGCGATGGCCGACCATGAGTTCCATCCACCAAAATGAGCCTTATCGTCCACACCGCGATGAATGAAGATCGGTTCCTTGACAGGAGATTTCGCGGCGATCTTCTTGAATGTGAGAGTTAAGATGCGTTTATCGAACAAGATTGTACCGTCTTTGAATCGAGGTGGCATGTCTGTAATCCAGTCCTGCCAGTCTTCAAACCACTCTTCATCATCTCTATGGTTCCATGCTTGCTTAAATTCGTCAATAAGTTTATATCTTGGAGCCCAGTTCCCGTTTTCAGGCAGATCATGATACCCAAGGTGCAACAAGCCGCCCCATGCAAGGATAACACCTTTTTCCCAGTCTTCATAACGGGTTTGGTAACTTTCCCATGGAATTGTGGCAGCGAAATCGAGCTCAGCGAGCTCACAAAGGGTTTTTCTAACGATGTTTCGAAGTAGTTTCATGCTAATAAATATCTAAACAGCATAGGAAGTGAACATGTTTCGCAAAATGATTATACTTATATTGAAGGTGGTGAACCGCTACCGAAAATAGGAGATTGACTAACAATGGGAACGCACCGGTATCGACTGGGCGATGAAGATTGAATGTGCAAGGCGAAGGGCAGCGTGGCTTCGTAAAAACGCTGAAATGATAATTGCTAACGATAACTCGGAGTACTCTTACGCACAAGCTGCATAATTGCGAGGTGGCCAACTACCTTGATACCCAAAATTGGCTGGATGTTTTACCGCATTGAGATAAAAATGGTTGCTAAATGGTTCCCTGGCTCGCCAGGTGGGTCCCAGTGTCTAGGACGGGACGGGTGTTTTATAGGCAGACTTGCCAGTTGAGAAGAACTGGATAACCTTGTGAATGACATGAAATTGAGGCGCGTAGGACTCGGGTTCGACTCCCGACGTTTCCACCAACAAAGAGAGGATGATATGAAAAATAAACGACAACCGCTAGAAAGCGCAGGTGTCCTAATTTACCATCCAACAAAGAAAGACTACGTCCTTGGCGTAACCCGCGGTATCTTCAGTGCACGATGGGGTTTACCTGGCGGTAAGATCGAAGATGGCGAACTGCCAGTTTATGCAGCCGTTCGAGAACTATACGAAGAAACAGGAGTTATGCTGAGCACGTTGGACCTACTTCGAAAGCCATACGTCGACCATGTAGCGTACCGTGAAAGATCGCACTTTTATAAGTGCAACAAGCCCGTCAAGTTTCGAGGCATTCGCATGAAGAAAGAAGGCTGGGTTGCTTGGGTTCCAGTTTCCTGGGTTAACAACGGCCCATTCGGCGCTTATAACAAGCGATGTTTGGCATTCTTCGACGGTGATGGAACGCTTTAGTAGTTTCGTGATATTTATAGCCACGAGGTAAACATGAGTGAAAAAAGAATGGTCAAGGTCGAATTTGTAGGAAAACTAACCCGAAAGGTAGTCGCGGAAGACAAAACTGCAAAGGGTGCTTTTTATGAGTTGCAAGACGCGATGCCAGACGTTCCAAAACTTCGATGGAATGAACTTGGTCGGGGTAGTGTTGGGTCATCGGCACGAGCTGTTTTTCAAGGTGCCAAGAAGAAAAGTACATCTACAAAGTATAGTTTTGTCGTTACTGGACCGCCTGATCAAATAGAAGAATTCAGAAAACTTTGGTATTCTTGGATTGGCGATGATGTTGTAATGTCAGAGGCACGATTAAGACGGCTCGTCAGGTCGATGCTGTAATGCGATTGTCTATCATATTGGGAAGACTGCCTCCTCGATTTCAATGGACAGTTCATAATATTGTGGGCCATCCATTATCTGAGTTATTGTACCAATTTGGGTTGACCGATATGAGTGACACAATACATGAGGCGACTGTACCGGTTTATGCCAAAGATAGCGAACTGAAGGAAAGGAAATGAAAACGATTTATGTAGAAATTAAGGCCGCCGACGCAAAAGATTTAGTACGGATTCAGGCTGGCATCTACGCAAAGCTTTGTATTCGGAACCACCTTTGAGTGCGAGATAATTCATGCAACAAAATCGTTAATTACGCTCCGAATAAAAGGAAAGAAAAGTGCCCGGCTTTTTCGTGATGAGCCAGGTGGGCATCGCTGGCAACGGGTTCCTCCAACGGAACGACGAGGCCGAGTCCACACATCGACAATTACAGTTGCTGTGGTTCATGAATCAAATCGAACGAACACTGAAATAGACAACAAGGATCTGGAGTTCACCACATGTCGTGGCTCCGGAGCCGGAGGTCAGCACAGGAACACAACCGATTCCGCTGTCCAGGTAAAACACATCCCAACAGGAACAATCGTCAGGTGTGAGTCTGAGAGGTCGCAGCATCTGAATAAGGCTACTGCTATCGATATTTTGCATGCCCGTCTTACGATGCTTGAAGACCAGCAGCGAAAGCAAAAAGAATCCCAAGACAAAAAACGACAGGTGGGTTCCGGCATGCGCGGGGACAAACGACGCACAATTCGGCAGCAAGATGGAAAGGTCAATGACCATAAATCAGGCCGCTCATGGCAATACAAAGATTATGTCAAAGGAAACTGGTAAGCCTATTTATAGGTGCACGAGATGCAGGAGAGAACATAATGAAACAATTTGTAATGCGAGCAGGCGATAAAGGCCAAGAGGTCAAGAAGCTACAGGTGGCGCTGAAATGCAAGTTCATCGACGGAGACTTCGGACCCGGGACTGAGAGTGACCTGAAGGATTATCAGGCAGATCATGGCCTAACGCAAGATGGCGTTGCAGGTCCTGTCTCGTTGGATCACTTGGGCATCCCGGTTTTGGCTGGCATCGACATTTACAATGGCAATGGCAAGGTCAATTGGAAGGCGGTTGCAAAGGACGGCGTCAGGTTCGCATGGATTAAATGCTCAGAAGGCACAACATTCAAGGACAAGTCACGTAAGAGAAACATCACCGCTGTACGAAAGGCCGGCTTGATAGTCGGTGGATACCACTTTGGTCGGCCAGACAATGGCCCGAAGCAGGATTTCCGTGATGCAATTCAGGAGGCAGATAACTTCTTGGCAGCGATCGAAGGAAAGGTGCATTGTGGTGACCTTATTCCCGTACTCGATCTTGAGGCTGGTATCAAGTCAGACGATAGCTACAACGCAGAATGGGCGTTGACCTGGTTGGAGCGTGTGGAGGAAGCCTTGGGTTGCAAGCCAGCAGTTTACTGTGCCAAGTGGGCATCGGACCTGTACCTCAAGCATGCCGATGAGGATCTGCTCAAGCGACTTAGCAAGTACCCATGTTGGTGGGCAAGCTACAATACCGGCATTGAGCCGAAACGAGGTGTCCGTGTCTGGAATCAATGGGACGTGTGGCAATGGACCGGCTCAGGTTCTACAGCAGGTGTCAAAGGTAAGTGCGATAAGAACTTTATGGCAGGCGGAAAGCTTGAATCTTTGCGAATCAAATAACATCAGTTCTGTGTAAACGTCCGTAAATCGTGGTATAATGGATATGTTACCGGGACTACCCCGGAAGATTTAGTTAGAATCACGATTTACGGACGGAACACATGAATTTGAATAAGAAAACCAAGAACCTATTTCTCCTCCTTCTCGCATGCATGCTTTTTTCTGCGTGTGCTGATGGGTACAACGATGAACTCGTAAAGAGTGCAATTGGCTGCATGCCAAATGAGGAGAGCGGATTTTGGTTCGGGCTTTGGAATGGTATGACGTCCGGCCTGGTCTTCCTCTATTCGCTGTTCGATGACTCCGTGTCATGTTATGACGCCTGTAACAACGGTGGGTTCTACTGGCTCGGCTACCTCCTTGGTGTCGGTGCATTCTCGGGTTCAGCTAAGGCTGCCGTATCTGACTAGTTGGAGGTTCCCATGTCTGAGTTTACTCGAAAATATCCCGGTGAGAAGAGCGGTTTTCGCTGCGCAACACCAACCGATGAAACAATGATTCAGTTACTGGGCGGGCAACCATATGACTGTGTGACGTTCACCAATGATCAAGTGAGGAGCCTGTATTCGTCGTACGGACATACATACTACGATAAGGCCGAGGTTGAAAAAGACCTTGTGGGAAAATGGGAAGAAAACTGCGCTCACCTCCGTGAGAAGTATGCTGAAGCTGTAAAAAAGCGTATGTGGGTTACCAAACTCGAGTTGCCCAAGCGTCCGGATGATGAAACTGTTCAAGGTCATATCAACTGGCTGATGGCAGGTTCCCAGATCAACATGTTCAAGCATGTCAAATGTGACGGGCTGCGTGTTATGGCGTATCTCGCTAAGTTCTTGGAAGTAGGTGAAGATCCCGTTAAACTCATTGCCAACATGGCTGTCGACGCAGGATTCGACGCTGAAGTGTGGGAGGATGAGGATGAAGATCTATAGGTGGTTTCGCAGAACAATTGAGTCAGCTAAAGATCAGTTTTGGAACATTGTGTGGTTCTTTCGTAACTTATGGATCTTTCGTGATCAGTTGAAAAGCCACCGACATTGGGATTACTCGTATTGCTTGGAGCTTTTCATCAAGTCGCTGGAGCGGTTAGCTGACACAATCGAGGCATATGATCGTCATGAGAATTCGAAAGAGACTGCCACGGAAATCAGGGACTTCTGCCTTAAGCTTGAGATAATGAAATGCCCTTATGATTACGTTGAAATGCAGCTAGGATATAAGCCTGACAGCGAAGTGTGGTGGGATGACTTTCAGGCGATACAGGCAGATGCCGTAGCAAAAGGAAATAAATGTTCCTCGATGCCACCGCAGTCAGAAAAAACTGCGAAATATTACGATGTGTGCAATAAAACTGAAGATGAAATGTGGGAGAAGGCATGGACCGACTTCACAAAACAAGCCCGCGGTTGGTGGGACTAAAGGAGAATATTATGGGACATGAGCAAGATCGATTGGGTAAGTTGTACGACCGTGTTTTTTATGCAGCGGTCGTTGGTTTGACCGTTGTTGCGGTTGGCTTCGGGTTCTTCTGCACAGGAGCATAACGTCATGGTTTACACCGTCTTCTATCGTCCATATGGCAGCGATAAAATTGGGGTCGCCGAATGTGCTGGTCCTGATTGGTGGGATGCCCTGGAAAATGGAAAAATCAAAGAATGGGAAGTCGTTGCCATGGTCCCGGGACAACATCAAAACACAATTATGTTTTCTGACACCTGGACACCAGACAGCGACGGAGCAGCATCACCAATGATGCCTCGTGTGGTGGATTTGAAAACAAGGAAGCAGGTATGAGGTGTGAGGTCTGTAACAATCAGGTCCACTTGAATATCAAGTTTGATGCCGAGTATTGCGATCCATGTGACGAATGGAAAGCAAAGAAATGTAAGGATGAGACCTGCCGGTATTGTCGTGACAGACCAAAGCGACCGTCCATGGACAAAAAGAAAGCAGACATTCGGACAGGTTTCGTGTAAGAGTCATCGTTTCGTGGTATAATATATATGTTCCCGGGGTGTTCCGGAGGGGGTTACCATGGCTCGAATGTCTGCTGCGAATCGAATCGAACTTGGCCATGCAATGGTCGCCCGCTGGACCGAGCAAAACCATAAGCAGGACCGTAGTGTCAGGTTTGTGAGTGACATGATTTATCGCATGGGTTGTGGCAAAGGCCTGACCAAGAAGCAGCGTGAGTGGTTCGATTCCGCCGTGCTCAGCAACCCTCCGGAGCCCCAGAACAAAGAGATGGTCGCCAAGCTCAAGGACTCCGCGGCAACACCAGGCGTCGAAAAGGAGCACGCCGATGTCATGCTCGACTTTGCTTACAAGCTTGGTCGCGGTTGGGCACTAAGTGAGAAGCAAACTTCATGGATGACAGGTCTTCTCGAAAATGCTGCCACCATCAAGGAGAGCGGACCGTGGGTTCCAAGCGATGAACTTCGAGCTTTGGTTGAGGTTGGTGTTGAAATGGGCAAGGCTTACTCGCCAGACTACCTTTACACCTGCCAAGGAATTGACAAAGCCCTTAACAAATGCCGAGATTCGTTTGAAGGCACCGAGTCTTGGAATAAGTGGGCAGCCGAGAAGGTTGGTGCCATGTTCAAAGGTAAGCGTGCAAAACTTGCCGATGCCCGCTTGCGCTGGCCGGCCGGTGACCTTGTCGTAACGAAAAAAGATGTGAATGCTTTGGTCGTTAAGTCTTGTTACGTCGCCAAAAACGGTAAGCTGGCAATCGACCTGCTCTCCGGCAGTGCTCCATATCCGGTGCATCCTGACCACTTGGTCAAACCACGCCTCAAGAAGAAAAAGAAGGCGTGAACACTTGATTGAAATCGAATAGGATTAACTATGAACAAAGAGAAACAAGATGAATTATACAGAAAATATCCTGTTATCCTGGCCGGATGTGGAAAAGCTGGTTCACCTATGCTATGGGGAATTGCTGTCGGTGATGGTTGGGTTGATTTGCTTGATGACACACTAGGTTTAATTCAGCGGCGAATGAAAATCGCTAGGTACGCTGAAGAGATCGTTGGGAAAACTCCGCCTCTTGTCGCAGAGCAAATAAAAGAGAAGTTCGGCTCGTTGCGATTTTATTATCGTGGTGGTGACACATACACACATGGCGTCATTGCTGCAGCTGAGGTTCACAGTTATCGAACTTGTGAAGAGTGTGGTGAGAAAGGGAAAATGCGAAATCACAACTACATGAGTGTTAGGTGTGATTCGTGTGATGAAAAATGGCTTAAGCGCCTAAAAAAGGATGAAGAATGAACGAGCAAAACCGTACCGTGAAGAATACTAAAACCTCGAAGCCTTGGAAGGTCGTGTGTACAGTCAGCACATTCAAGAAGGCCAATTCGAAGCGCAGGGCGCTCATCAATGAGTGGAAGAAGTCTGACGTCACCAGCGCTGAGATTCGTGTTGTGAAGCGTGCAATCAATAAGTTTTCGGTGAAGCTTCGCTTGAGCGCGGTCCCAAGCTCTGAGAAACTCCCTCAACATGGAAATGCCGCGGCGCTCGAGGCATCCAGGAAGGCAAAGAAAGTAATCAAGTCTCACAAGGACAAGAAGTGAGCAATATTGAGGAGGTTATTGTTGACGACCGCCGACCGAGCGGGACCTTGGTAAATGTCGTCGGCTGGCCAGACAATGACATCGGCCTTTTCATAAAAACATTCAGGATTGTCGCTTCATTTGCACAAACGACCAGCGGATGGGCGGAGCTAGACAGATTTAACAATGAGCATATATCCGGTTGTGATTGCCCATATCCACATGCCTGGCACCACAAAGTTTTGATAAAAGGGTCAACCAAACTTTTCAATACATAGTCGTTTGCATTGGTGAATGCTGGATAGACGGTTTACGTAGGTTGCAGATATTTATAAATATGAGATATTACTATATTTATAAAATTACGAACTTGCGGAATGAAATGTATTATATTGGATGTCGTGTATCAAAAATTATTCCACATAATGATGAATATTGGGGATCAGGCGTACGAATTGGGCATGCAATAAAAAAGCATGGCACAGGTTCTTTCAAAAAAGAAATATTGCATGAATGTGATAATAAACAAACAATGTATGATTTGGAACGAAAGCTTGTGCACAGCGAGCTATTAACAGACCCGTTATGTTATAATTTGGTCATGGGTGGTCAAGGCGGGTGGAAAAAGAAATCGCAACACGTTTCGCCTGAAACACGCAAAAAGATATCTGACAAAGCTCGTGGCCGAAAAATGCCACCTCGTTCAAAAGAGCATTGTGAAAGAATTGCGAAAGCAAACACAGGAAAAAAGGCATCGCCTGAAACTCGAGAAAAAATGAGGCTAGCTCGTTTAGGTAAGTCCTCCCCAAACAAAGGTCATAAAACATCTGACGAAACAAAAAAGCTTCTTTCAAAAATAGGGAAAGGGCGGAAGCTATCTGAAGAAACCAAGCAAAAAATGTCAATCGCGAAAAAAGGTTATCGACATTCTACTGCTGCAAAAAGAAAAATGTCTGAATCATGGAAAGCTAGAACGCCGCACAAAGGATACAAGCATACAGAAGAATCTAAGCTGAAAATGTCAGAAACACGAAAAAGAAACCACGCGGCACGCAAAAAAGCGAAGCAAATGGAACAAAATAATGAAAACGACTAAAAAAACATTGAATTTTCATATTAGTGTTCCTGAAGACCTCCAACAGATTATGAACATTTTTGCAAACAATAATAAGGACTGTTTTCTGGTTGGTGGTGCTGTTCGTGATGCATTAATGAACAAGTTGCCTAAAGATTTCGACATTTGCACCAATGCTTTGCCAAACAAAGTAATTGAAATGATGCAAGAATACCCAAGGTTCAAAATATCATCTGTAGGAAAGGCGTTTGGTGTAATCATAATAAGAGGACCAGCCGGCGAGGATTTTGAATGCGCAACATATCGGAAAGATATCGGAGAAGGACGAAGGCCTGATTCTGTTGAATTTACAACACTTGAAAAAGATGTTTTCCGGCGTGATCTTACAATAAATGCATTGGTATATGATCCATTTTCTCAAATAATTATCGACTACGTTGGCGGTATTGAGGACGTAAAAAATGGTGTCATTCGTGCTGTCGGTGATCCTGCCTTACGTTTCAGGGAGGACAAGCTTCGTATTCTGCGAGCAGTTAGGTTCGCTGCACGACTAGGTTCCGACCTGGATGAAACCACGGCATTAGCAATTAAACAAGACAACGACCTATCGGGTGTATCGCCAGAACGTATTCATGACGAGTTCGCTAAGGCGGTCAAGTCTGCAATCGATGGGCAGCAACTCTTGGGACTCATCGGTGATCTTGGTTTATGGCCACAGATTTTCCCAGGCCTTGAAGTTGACGTAGCACCTGCCTCGAAGCACTTCGATGTACAGGTTGCCTTACTTCTTTGGGGGAATGACCCGGGTACTGTAGGTAAGGTCCTACGGAAGATGAAGTACACAAGCGATGAGCTTGAGTTGGTCAAGTTTCTATTGAACCTCCCAGGCATTGTTGCATCCACTTCACCGAAACTGAAGAAAGAATTTAAACGACTTAGGGTTTCACCGGAGAAGCTAAAGGAGTTTGCATTGGCGGTGGGCATGCCCCAGAAGTTCATCCAGGGCTTCCTGGAGTTCGTCCAGAGGCCTCCAACAACACAGGCACAGGAACTAATGGCACAAGGATTAAAGGGTCCCCAGATTGGACAGGCGATGCATAAAGCTGAGGTTGATGTATTCAAGTCGCTGACTGAATCATTTCTACGTATGAATGTTTTGCTAGAAAAGACGTTTGCAGATATGGGAATCCCTAAAAATAAATGGGAAGACATACCGGCTGAAGAGTTTGCCTTACATAGGAAAGAGACTGACATTGATGACGAGGTTTTAGACCTGATCGACACAGCTTATGCTCCAATTGGCGGCAACCTCAAAATTAGGAAACCTGAGGATCTTCCGGGTGGATACGAGTTCTTCGACACCGTTGACGTCGATGAAGACCCACAACCTGATGGTGTTATTTTCGGTAGCTACAGAAATGGGCTCCTCAAGCTCGGTGGTCGAGGCCACGATGGCGCCGATGGAAAGAACCCAACATCGCAACATATGTTTGACTTGCTAAAACAGCCGAACACATTTGTTGAAACGTCTGGCGCACCAGCTTGGATGGCCTTCAAGGCGGGTATCAAGGCTGTGACAGATGAAGCCAAGGTTCGTGAAATCCTCCAGAAACCAATTGAATGGCTTGGGAAGCATCCTGATCGAGACTTCGGGCCGGACTCAGACGGTTGGTATTACCGCAAGATTGGTAAAGGTGGCCAAAAGCACATCAAGATTATGATGGGAAATGTATAATGAGCACGTTGCAAAAATATGTCAGACAAGTTCTGACTGAATCGGCCAAAGGACCGAATGATCTGCCGGACGAAGTGCATGTCAAGATTGTCGAGGCAGCCGGCTTCATCCGCGCATACTACTGCAATGCCGATGGCCAGCGATTTAATCGAGGCGATGACATCAACGGGTTTGTGGCTGCGAAGTTGCTACCAAATGATGAAGTTGCCAAGGAGATGAAAGCATATTCAGTTGTTCTTGCTCGTGTCAGCGCAGGTCATAAAACGGCTCACAGTTGGGGACCGATGCTGTATGATGTTGTTATGGAGCGACTCGGCATGAAGGGTTTCGGCCTGACACCTGATAGAGCCTCAGTTTCACCTGATGCAATCAACGTGTGGGACTTTTACATGAACCATCGTGATGACATTGAGAAGAAGCAGTTCGACTTCCGGCCGGATTATGACCACCACGAAACAGAGACACCGAACGATGATGCTGATATGCAGACAAATTGGTGGAGTCTTTTCAGCAATGACCCAAAGAAACGTAAAACTGAACAAGCGAAATATCTACGTAGCTCACGCTCCAAGGCATATTATGCCAGCGGAACACCAACAATCGGTGCCTTAAGCGTGGCTGGAAAGCTCATTACAAACAACAACAGCAAAGATGCATGGGAAGACGAATGAAAATGCTACGACAATACATTCGAAGGGTTCTACGTGAGGCACTCCAAGCCAAACCATCAGCTATTTTCATGGCCGGCGGACCTGCATCTGGAAAGTCAACGGCCATTAGGAAGCTAGGTATTGGGAACCAGCTCACTGTCGTCAACCCTGACGATGACTACGAGGCTGCGCTAAAGAAGGCAGGCATCCCGTTGGACAGGAAAGATTTGCTGGTGGCATACAAACATGCCAAGGAAACTTTCCTGGCGGCTCAAGAAGCCGGTGACACGCAGGCGATGGGTGATGCTGAACCCGAATACCGCAGACTCAGGGCAATCTTCAGTCAGAATATGACGTTGTTCTCCCGGGCACGTAATGCAGCCAAGGACTTAAAAAAGTCACTCATGGGCACAGGCGACAACGTTTTGATTGACGGGACAGGCGGGAACTACAGGGAGATTTCGAAGCAGTTCAAGGAATTCACCGCTGTCGGCTATACTGTAGGGATGATTTATGTCGATGTTCCATTGGATGTGTCTTTAGCCAGAAACGTGAACCGTGCTGCCCAGGGCGGCCGTGGCGTTGACGAAGAGGACGTCATCCGCTCATGGAAAGCCGTTGATCGAAACAGGCAGGCATACGAAAAACTATTCAAAGAGAACTTCTTTTATATCGACGCAGCCGAGGAGCAATTTGACTCATCAGTCTCATCAATAAAAGCCGGAGTGCATAGTTTTCTCAATTCCGGTGTGTAATGTTTGACAACCTGTGTTATAATCATCCATGACAATAGGGGATAAATGAAGAATCTGATACGAAACGTCCGGCTGAAAGTGAATGTCGCTGTTGCGGCGGTGGTGCTGGTCGTACTGGCTGGAGTAAAGACCGTGCTAAATACAGCGCCCAGCAACGAACCATTCGAGCCGCACGGCCCAAATCATAGATGCCATGATCTTGAACGACACCATACTGATATGCAAGGCAAATGCAACAACTGCGAATGCAAATAAGGACATATAATGCTTGAGACACTCATCGCTTCGGGTTCACTGTTCTCGTTACTCGTGTTCAATCACTTTATTGTTGATTGGGGTTTCCAAACGCACAATGAGGCGATGAAAAAGACGCCAGACTGGAAAGTGCGTGCTCGTCATTGCTTGATTTACGCCACCGGTTTTATGCCATTGCTTTTTCTTATGGGACTGAGTGGTCCTGAGCTGGTTGCCAGTTTTTTAATCCTGTTCACATCACATTTTATTGAGGACACATATATCCCGGTCTATTTCTGGGCGAAGTATGTGCGCAGAATGCCTTTGATTCGATTGGATGGCATTCAAGCTTTCAAGGCCGAATTCAGTCGACCACTCGGACTTATTCTCTTCATCACGATTGACCAGCTTATTCACATGTTATTCCTTCTTCCTCCGATTTACTTCGCTTTGGTGTAAGAAGTTGAAATTCGTGGTATAATGTAAGGGAACGGAGGGATCAATGAAAATCCAAGTTATCAGTGACGTGCACACTGAATTTCATCCAGACAGAGGCAAGGCATTTTGGGAGAACATCCCAGTGAATGGCGACGTACTCGTCATTGCTGGTGACCTGGGCACATCGAAATATTTAGTTGAGAATCTGACTGCCGCATGTAAGAAGTTTCCGCACGTCGTTTATGTCTCTGGCAATCATGAATACTGGGGTGCCAAAGGGTATCGGACAGTCAAAGAAGCCATCGACACAATCAACGCATCATTCACAAACTTTCATTTTTTGCTTGATTCGCATGCTGAAATCGACGGTGTCAGGTTCCTTGGGAACACGATGTGGTTCAGGGGTGATGGTCTAGCACAGCTTTATGAAAGAGCGTGGTCGGATTTCAAACAAATTAGCGGTGCGACGCACTGGATATATAAGGCCAACGCCAAAACCCGCGGATACTTGCGTCACGAAATCAAAAAGGGAGATGTGGTTGTAACGCATCATCTGCCATGTGACTTGAGCCTTGACCCAACATATAAGTCAGGACCGATGTCATGGCAGAATATGTTTTATGTTTGTGATATGTCGGAACTGATTCTCGATGAAGAACCCGCCGCGTGGATTCATGGACACACCCATGTTCATAATGATTATATGCTAGGCGAGACACGTGTTATCTCAAACCCGCATGGGTATATCGGGTATGAAGACAGGCATCTCCGTACTTACGACCCAGGTTTTTACATTGAGGTGAACCCATGAAAGAAGTCAAAGATCTTGCTGCCATTTTCGCTAATCCGGTAGCTCTGTCATTTGAAGCTGAGGAATCGGCGTTGGTTAGCAAGGAATATATGCTAAGGGTGTGCTGCCCTGCACTCCAGCACGAAAAATCATATGTCAGGGAAGGGGCACTATACGGGATGGCACATTTCATGGACGACATCGAAGTTAGGGCAATGGTCGTGGGGGTGGCTGAGTCGGATCCGGATGATGTGGTTCGTGACATCGCAATTAAATTGCTTCAGCAGCATGAGCCATACCCGGGAATGGAATTTGAAATGCCAGTGGGACGAATTAAATCCTTAGAGATGCCTGAGCCTTGTCGAGCACTCCTTAAACATGTCGGTCCCAATAACTACATAACAATTGATGTTACAATTTAGACCCGAAACCAGGCGACACGATGTGGAATGTAGGAGATCAGGTGTACCCTGTTTGGCCGGATGGGCCTGATATAACTGACATCGCCGAGGTCATCAAAGTTTCAGATGATGGCTGGTCTGTCGTGCGATGGATTGAAGATACTGTTGACGATTTAGTCAGCCCCATCAGCAGAACACAAAGCGGCGCTATTCTCAAAGCGTGCGAGGTGAAATTATGAGCTCAAAGTCCAACAATCGAAACAAGTTCAAGACTGGTGACAAGGTCAAATTGAAAGGATTCTTTGATCGTCGGCATTATTCACGAGGTGTGCTTGGGAAAGTCATGATTGTTCAGCGAATTGCATGGAAGCACAATGGGATTGAATTTCCTGTGACAGCTGTTTGCACGTTGCCGAATGGGAAAGAGCAAGGGTTTATCGTTGAGGATTTAGAGCTCGTGTAAGATGCCTCAAAACGTGGTATAATATATCTGTAAGGCACGCTGCCTTCCATGAATCACAGGATTGAAAATGAAAATGAGCTACTTCGTGTGTCGTAACCTCGTCGACCATGCTCTTTACAACATTCGAGCCCGTGGTAAGAAAGAGGCCAACACCATTCGTGCTGCGAAGGATTGTCCGGAAGAGTGGACCATGGCATACCGTGTCAACGTCGAATACTCGAATGGCTTCGACCTTCTCGAGAAATGCATGGGCTGGGCAGATAGTCCTGACGGCGTTGAGGCTGAGCTTGACTGGGAGAAAGAGACCCCGAAAAAGTGATCCTTGGTTTCACGTTCAACATGTGAGGATGTCATGAAAAACAAAACTTGGACTGCGAAAGACCTGCACGACTACTGGGCCAATCACGAGTTCGAGAACTCAGCCGAAGAGCTGGCTGCGATGTCGGGAATGACAGTCGAGAAAGTCGAGAACACACTTGACCAGGTAACGTTCATGCGTGCCCCACGCCGGCCGCCTACACCACCCACGATGCCATCGGCGCCGATAGAAGCTCATGAGACATACGGAGCGCAGGAGTGGGGTTATCCTCTCCGGATGACAGATGCAGAGCGCGTAGAGCATTATGGCTTTGCAAATAGTCAAGAGCGGCGCGCCGCAAACAAGCGGGACCAAGACCACTACGATTCATGGTAACTAAAATGAAACTCGTGTAAGATGCCTCATTTCGTGGTATAATGTATATGTTGCCGGGTATGCTGGTGGCCATAACAAAGGGGTTCTCATGAGCACACACAATAACGCCAAACTTATGGCTGCTGCAATTATCGAGTTCAACGATTTGCATGGCAAAGACAACGTGACCATTACGCCTGAATGGCGAGCGGTTATGTACTCCTGTGAGCGCTATAGTTTGCATATTAGCGAGTGCGGTCGAGTTGGTTGGATCAAAGATGGTTACATGTACCACGATGATCCGAAACGGCCTGCTTCGGTGCAGCCTTGTGGTAAGGTTGGTAACTGGTATGGCAAGAAAGGTATGTTCAAGCGCCAGGCTGACTGGGAGTTCACGGGTTCACTATGAACGGCACTCAAGTAACTGAAGTAATTGAGTTCATGAACGAACATGGGGCCGAAAATGTCTCGATTAGGGAATGGCCGCTATCGAGTAGATCTGGCTATTGCCCGGCGTTGGAATATGTGGTCAGCGTGGAACTAGGTGAGATATGCCTGCGCATCTATTTCAACGATAACACACTCTTCACGCACTTCAAATATGGCAATCGACATAAAGATGGCGGTCCTGCAGACATTCAGGCAAACGGCATAATGTAATGGTGGACACATGGCAAAATGGGTCTGTGACACAGGAGATAGGGATGAATATGACGTCTACTCAGACAATCGCTGTCATTGAATTTATGAACATTCATGGTGCAGAGAACATTGAAGGCCCGGTTGAGGCATATGATCGTGTCACGTATGGTTGTGACGCGTACATACTCGAGATTTATAACAATCGGCACATCGCCTGGTACAAGGATGGAAAATCGTGGAGGGAAGACGGTAAACCAGCGACAATCACAAATGATGGAAGGGAATACTATTACAACGAGGATGGGTCGGTCAACAGGTATTCACGATGACACGAGACCAATTGGCAACCGTCACTGCCGTGATGAATCATGTCACGATTACCGACATTGAGGATGCTTACGGCATTGTAACAATTGAGGCG